GAAGAAAATGAAATTCTTGCTCTTTCTAAAGGAGCCAAACCCAAGACCATTAGACCAGAGTTTCTGATATTTTACTCACCATTGGTGCGAGGTAATAGTGAGTTTGTTTCAGAAGAAACAAGAAACTGTCCAGAGTTTATTGCTTACAACACGATTAATCCATTCACACCATCTTATGGGCTTGTTGATCACACAAGGAGATACGGATGAGCGCATACGCTCGGGTACATGACGGACAAGTGGTAGAGGTTTTAGAATTAAGTGACAATTGGATTGCAGAGTTAGAAGCAAACAACAATCCAAAGAGATTAGAATTTTATAAGTTAAGCATGGATTCCGTTCCTGCCTATAACGAAGACACTCAATACATTTTTCCAGTTTTTAGTGTTGGAAATATGGTGGTGAATCAGAGTTGGACTGTTGGCGAAATATCGTAATGAACTAAAAATTCAAATTGATATTTGATTGCCTGTGATGTAACAAGTAGAGGATAAATACTCTACCAACCCTAATAATGGAGGCATGAATGAGCAAAAGTCTTCCCACTCAATACCAGTCTTTTATTCATCTTTCACGCTACTCACGATGGCTTGAAAACGAAGGCAGACGTGAAACATGGGAAGAAACAGTTGACCGCTATTTCACATTCTTTGACAAACACTGGAATCAAAAAGGTGTTAAGATTCCCAAGACCACTCGTGAAGAACTTCGTGAAGCGGTTCTGAATCTTGAAATAATGCCGTCCATGCGTTCGCTGATGACCGCAGGCGAAGCACTTATTCGTGACAACACCGCAGGCTACAACTGCTCGTATGTGGCAGTAAACAAGGTTCGTGCATTTGATGAAATACTGTATGTCCTGATGTGTGGCACAGGTGTGGGGTTCTCTGTGGAGAGACAGTACGTGGAAAAACTGCCCACTATTTCAGAGCAGTTCAGTAATAGCGACACCATTATTGTAGTAAAAGACTCCAAAGAGGGTTGGGCAAAAGCGTATCGTGAATTAGTGTCCCTGCTTATTGGTGGACAGATTCCATCATGGGATTTGAGTAAAATTCGTCCTGCTGGTGCGCGTCTCAAGACTTTTGGTGGTCGTGCAAGTGGGCCTCGTCCACTAGAGGAACTTTTTAATTTCACAGTGGACACTTTCAAGCGAGCAGCAGGACGAAAACTCACCTCTATGGAATGCCACGATATTATTTGTAAAGTTGCAGAAGTAGTGGTTGTGGGCGGTGTTCGTAGATCTGCACTCATTTCTCTGTCTAATCTTACAGACGAGCGTATGCGTGAAGCAAAAACAGGTCAGTGGTGGCTTGAAAATCCGCAGCGTGCTCTGGCAAACAACAGCGTTGCGTACAAAGAGAAACCAGACATTGGTGTGTTCATGGAAGAGTGGTTGTCACTCTACAAGAGCAAAAGCGGAGAGCGTGGTATTTTCAACCGCCAAGCAGCGCAAAAAACTGTTGCTAAATTAGGCGACCGCCGCGACTCGTCTTACGAGTTTGGAACAAATCCGTGTTCAGAAATTATTCTACGTGACAAAGAGTTCTGCAATCTCAGTGAAGTAATTGTTCGCAAGGACGATACTCCTGAGTCTATGAAGCGTAAGGTTCGCCTTGCTGCTATTCTTGGCACCTGGCAAGCGTCACTTACCCACTTTCCGTATCTGTCTAGTGAATGGAAAAAGAACTGTGAAGAAGAAGCTCTGCTTGGTGTTTCGCTCACAGGCATCTTGGATAGTCCTATGATGTGTTCGCAAGGACCGAACCTTGACCTTCTGCTTGAAACGCTGAAGGGGGATGCTGTAGCCACAAACAAAGAATGGGCAAAACGGATTGGTATTAATCCTGCTGCTGCTATTACTTGTGTAAAACCTAGTGGAACCGTGTCACAACTCACCGATTCTGCAAGCGGTATCCACGCACGACACAACAAGTACTATATTCGTACCGTTCGTGCAGACCGTAAAGACCCACTGTGTCAGTTCATGATTGACAAAGGGTTTCCACACGAGCCGTGCAATATTCGTCCTGACCACACAATGGTGTTTTCATTCCCCATGAAGGCCGTAGGTTCTCTGACTCGTAATGACATGACTGCAATTGAACACCTTAATTTATGGCTAAAGTATCAGCGGCACTGGTGCGAACACAAACCAAGTGTCACCATTACTGTACGTGAACACGAATGGCTGGAAGTTGGTGCGTGGGTGTACGCACACTTTGACGAGATTAGCGGTATTTCTTTTCTGCCACACTCTGACCACTCGTACAAGCAAGCTCCGTATCAGGACTGCACACAGGAGCAGTACGAAGCAGCTCTTGCTGCCATGCCTAAAGGAGTGGATTGGAGTGAACTGGTGAACTACGAAAAAGAAGACAAGACTGTTGGAGTCCAAACATTCGCGTGTACAGGCGACAACTGCGAGGTTGTTGACCTGACCACATAACCCTATACCACTGTGGAGTGTTTACTTAACCCCCGTAACAGGGGGTTATTTTTTACAAATCTAGCAATTTTTTATTTTTGCTGTCTAAATAATTATATGAAGAGACCAGGGGTTCAATCTCTTCTTCTGGCTCTTGCACTCGTCTTGCTGCAAGCCTGTGCATGGGATACCGCTGTCCCGCCTGCGAAACCTTTAGAGCAACCAGTACCCAACAGTGACCCATTCCCCTTCTTTATGAAGGGATTTTCTGCTATTAGTGAATGGCAAGAACCACAGGTTGGAGGACTGGCACGAGAAGATAAAGTAGTTTACGGTAGTGGAGTATTAATTTCTCCGTGTCATGTGCTTACAGCAGGACACTGTGTGGACGGTGTGTCTCCACACTGGTTTATTTCAGGAGGAGAAGCATTTAAAATTGACCGCGCAATTCTTCATCCTAACTATAAAATTGGCACAATTATTTTTGTAGATTTGGCAGTGCTTGTACTAGACACTCCGTGTCCTGAAACACCGTCTCAGCTATCACAGGAACGGGCTCAGCCCCGCCGTGGCGACCCGCTGACTGTTGTGGGGTACGGAGGAGGCATTAAACGTAAAAGCATTGCAGGAGTGTTCTGGTACTACGGAACACTTGTAGAAGACCCTACAGTATTTAAAATGCTTCCACTTGACGGCACCGTGTGGTTTGGTGACTCAGGTGGAGCAATTTACAATAACAGCGGAGATCTCGTGGGTATAGTTTCCTCTTTGGGTATAAGAAGAGGAGTTTGGGGATCACACCTATACGAAAACTCCGCTGTTAGACTAGATCTATTTTCTGAATGGGTACAAAAAACTATGGAGAACAACCCATGAAACTAGACAAACTGCAACGAGTTTTGCTGTCTATATTTTCTTTTTTATTCGGGATTCTGCTCGCCCGTTGGTTCGGACTTGGCTTGTAAAGCCTCGTCCAATTGCTTTTGAATTTCATCCTTCTGCTTTTCTGCAATTTTCAGTTTTGCTTCAAGCAGAATGGTTTGGTTCGTAAGCACGCTCACTCTGTCCTGCAACACGGGGATCAGGACTGTTTCATTGTAATTTTCTGTTTCTTTTGGAATCATATATTCGATTCTTCCTTTCTACCTTTATGTATACAGGATAAATAAAGGTATGATCATAGCGGGAATAGATTATTCTCTTTGTGGACCTGCAATATGTTTGTTCCACGCAAACCCATCCGGTAAATTTGACTACAATGGATGCTCATTTTATTTTTTATCAAACAACAAAAAACAAAGCAAAATTCGTACACTAAACATATTTGGAGAAGAGTTAAGCGATTGGGAAAACGATCAGCACCGCTACGAAACCATTGCAGACTGGGCAATTGATATTGTGATGGGGTGTTCTCATGTGGCACTTGAAGGGTACGCGTACTCTGCAAGCGGCAAGGTGTTTCACATTGCAGAAAACACAGGCATTTTAAAGTACAAACTGTACCAGTTGAGTGTACCAGTCAGTGTTATTCCACCCACAGAGGTAAAAAAATATGCTACTGGAAAAGGTAATGCAGACAAAAACTCCATGTACGCTGCGTGGTTAAAAGAAACAGGAATAAACCTTAAGGGACTACTAACCCCTAATCGTCAAGAGTCTGTGAGTCCTGTTTCAGATATTGTTGACTCGTACTACATCTGCAAAAAGATGTACGAGAGTCTGCCGGAAGACCTGCGAATCGCAGACGAATAAAGTTTACCGGTCGCGTCGTCTGCCCAGAAATTCTTTCCACGACCACCCTACCACAAGCACAAGCACAGGCAGATACCACAGTATCCACCCCCAATTATCCGTGATTTGTGTGCCGTTCATGATCTCGTGCTTTAGTTTCATCGTAATGGGACTGTCTGATGTAATATCAGGAACAATTACTGGTGCAGTGTTGCAACCAACAAGCAGCACTACACCGCAAAAAACTAGTGCGAGTAGTGTTCCTAAACAAATCAGCGATGATAGTGTTCGGGTAATCATGGTTGCCTCCTTACGACTTGTTTGATGCAGCAGCACTGCCAAAATAGAACCCTACAATGCTCACCAAAATTTGACGAGTTTCAGACGCAAACAAAAACCCGTTAACCTCCACAAAGTACTTGCGGGTAGACTCTGGAATTAATCCAAACAGTCCTTCAGGTGTGGTAGAGTCCACCTCTACAAAAGTAGGAAGACCAAAAAACGGTAGTATGAACGGTGCAAGCAGTGTGGCAAACAGCACCGACAACACAATGAGTTGACGAATTCCTTTGCCCATATCAATGGAAACACGAGCTGCTGCCTTGTCTTGATTTTCTGTGGTTTGCTTGTTTGCAGCAATTAGTCGCTCAAAAATTTCTTTTTGATCCTGCGACTTTTGTGCCATGTACCGAAACAGAAAGCCTGTGGCTGCACCACCAACCAATGAAACAAGTTCTGAACTAATCATACAGGTACTCCCCTCTAAAATAGTACACAGTATTTAGGATTTTGGCAGTTTTCGTTTTAAAATCTTGACCCGTTTTTTAGCAGGAAAAGGGGGAAAATCGTTCCCTATTCCTGCAATTTTTTCGCTGCCAACAGTATTAATGGGTGCTACTGTGCCACTGCCCTCTTGCTCTGTGAACTCTGCAAATCGTTTCAGTTTACGGCGTGTCATTTATTTGTTTTCCTCCAAACACTATAAAGTGTATTCGTTGAGTCCGTCCGCGCTGATAGTGTACAGATCGTGGATTAAAATGGCAGTTTCTATTGTATGCCTCAAAGTTTTTTAGTTCTAGTGTTTGTCCACCACCTGATGTAACTACTCCTGCACTTGTGGACGCAACTCCGCTAATAATGTATTTGTCATTGTTTACGTTATCTGAAATATCATATTTCATTTTGTGATAGTCGTGAACAGTTCCTGTGTGAGGAACTCGGTAGTCGTAGAAACTGGTGTAAAATGCGTCTTGCAGGTCGGCGGTTGCTCCTGCACGGTTTCTTTGCACTTTAAGTCTGTACCAATACGATCCAGAGGTAATCAAAGACTCCCAGTTCAAGTAAATATTGGGAGATGAACTATTTGTGGTGTGCTCTTTCAAAATCTTGTAAGTGGCATCACCCGCAGATACACTACTAACAGCAGTGTCCAGAGGAATATAGGGTGATGGAGGAACTTGCCGTAAACAAGTAATTGTGAACCCGTCTCTTGTTTTTTGTGTGTTAGCGGTGGAGTCTCTTAGCAAATTTAAGGTGTACTCGTCTGTTGGGGGAATGGAACCGTTCGCACTAAGACCACTGAGCAGACCATCTAAAGACGATGTAGTTTCCTGTTCTGTGCCTGTAATTACACAGTACATATTGCTTGCCATCTTTTTTGTAAAAGACAGGTCAAACATAGAATTGTCATGTGCAGTCACACCGGCAACCCCGTAAGAATTTTCCAAATAAGCACACACTGGGGAAGAAGTACTCGCAATAGGAGGAATCACAATTGTTCCCCATGCTGTTGCTTCGCCTCTGTTTCCAATACCTGTAACTGTAGAGGAGTAGGTGTTGCCTGCCAAACGAGTGTAGGTGGTTCCTGCCACAGCTGCACCTGTTGGTGTGTACTCACCAAACACTGTTCCCTGCTCTAGTTGCGCTCCCCATATGAGTATGCCGCTGCCTGATACTCCTGCATCAATTGGACCATACCTTGAACTTGCACTAGTAAGTGTTGCACCTAGATGTGGTGCAAAACCAAAAGATTGGGTTCCGGTTGTGATTGGCGTTCTGTGACTAACCACCACTCTCCACCATCCGTTTCCGTACGGAATAGTTTTTGCAGACAGATCTAAAGAATTTTCTGTAATTCTGCCAGTGGTTAGATCAACAACAAACCGATCAAACGCGGCGGAGTTACTATCAACAAAAGAAAGATACTTCCTTTCTGCTTCCTTTGCAAAAATACTAACAGTGTAGTTACCGTTTCCGGCAATTGGAGCACTGGGGAGTGGTATGGCGTATATGGATTTGTGAAGACCTGCGTTGGTGTCAAGTTCATGAAGTTTCATCGCCGTGGTTGTGCCGTTTGGTGCAGTGTAACCACCTGCCGATACGCCTATGTTGGTTTTAGTCCAATACCCATTGGTGAATCCTTCGCTGTGTTTGAAAAGATTTTGGCGACTACCAACACCTAGTCCTTTGGTTCCTGGATACGGGTTTATAAGCAGGTCTTGATTGCCTAAAACAAAATCAGTTGGAGTATTGTTTGTTGTAGAAGTAAAGGGTGTTCTTATGTACGGAGTGGCAACAGTTCCTTCTTGTAGTTGTGCCCCCCAAACGTAAAACTCTATACTGCCGTTTCCACTCCAATTCGTCTCGTTTTGACTGCTGATAAAAGGGTTTGAATACAAACCAAAATACAGGGTTCGGGTTCCTGCGGCAGCTGCGGAAGCACCAATTGATGAAGATACTCTCCACCACCCGTTTCCCGCATTTTCTACTTTAAATCCTAATACAGGTGGTGTTCCACCAGTAACTCCTGTGTCTGTGTTTAGTACTACGTGTCCACCGCCGCCAACAATGTGGTTGTCATACAAAATTACATTTGCTGAAGCACCTTGAAGAACTCTGGACGGATCGTTTCCAGATTTCACGTAAATGCTGCCGTTCCACACCTTTCCATTCACGTTTCCTGATATAATTCCACCTACCTCTGCTTGTATGTATTTACGGACACCCAAACCGTTTGGTTGTAGCAGAACACCAACAGCAGTGTTTGTTCCGTCTGGAGCAATCCCTGCATTTTGAACCAACACTGTTCCACCAGAGGTACCGGAGGGCCCTCGGACGCCCATATTTTGAGTGTCAACACAGTAATTAGCCACTCTCATTTTATGCTTATTACTATCACTACGTAAGCAGAAAAACGCAGCGTGTATTCTTGCTTTAGCCGAGTTGGGTGAGTCACCTATATGCGATGGAGCAACTACGTTCCCTGCATTAAAACCAATAGCAGCAATATCACAAGACGCACTAGCACCACCAGCAGTTACACCTGCGCTTGATGTTGTGCCGTGAATAATCATCACACCTTGCTCACTGGGTGCATTTCCTAGTTCATCCTGCAATAGTCCAACATACGCACCACTAACAAATTTTTCAGGGTTTGTAAACACAACACGACTCACACCTGGCTGAACTCGGGAAACAGAACTAATGCCGTAAGAGTCTAAAAGAATTGGATGGTTGCCGCCATCTAGTTCAAACACACACCACGCATCAGCAGCAGGTCTAGACGAAGCAGCGTTTCCAAAAAACCCACGAGCACTTG